GCTGATTCTACCCAGTAATAACTGTAGTCTTTCTGACTCAAAGATATACCAGCCTGTTCAGCCAGTTCACGAATTCGTTCAGTATTCATTTTCAATTCCGAAATGTTCTCTAATTGCAATCACACTATCGACGCCGCATTGTGTGTACCCCTCCCAATGAGGGATGTTCATCATTTCTTTTGATTCCATCACGGGTAGGTATTCTCCTCTTATCTGCTCTATACATTCCTTCACAATCAACTTGGTAAATTTTTCCACTATGAAATCGGGCACAGCCCGAACTCCACCTGTTAGTTGAGCCTGTATAGCAAGTTCTTTAATTCGTTTAGTATTCATAGTTCACCGTCTCCTCATTCGCTTGCAATAAACGCGCTCCGTTCTTGTAATGGAAGTTTCTCGCCATCTCCGTCTTCGGACTCATGGTGACGATGCGCTTGATGGGCGATCCTTCAAACCGAGTCATTTCAAGATACTCACGCACCAGTGTGCTGCCCGCACCTTTTTTGTATGACCAAATGCTGTACAAGACGGCGTTGTCAAATGTGACTTTCGTCGGGTCAGCCAGCAGTTCAGCTTCGGTGGTGGGTATCGTGTCTTTGAACGCTACGCACAGAATCGCTGCCAGCTGCTTGTCTTCGATCCACATCCACACACCCCGTGTGCACAGTGCCAACCGCTCCTCCGGCCAAATTCCCGGACGCACAGGGTCCTCCAGCAGCACTGGGTCAGGTTTGATTAGTTGGACTAGCATCATTCCCCCTTGATACCGTGGGCGGCTTCGCATTCGAGCCATCCGAGTTTGAACATCTTGCCTTCGGCTTGCGTCATCTCGCAGGGCGATTGTGGTGGCAGCGGCTTGCGTTGTGGTGGGGGAGCATGAACTGTGACAACGCTCAAAGCCCAATCAAGCCATTGTTTTGCAGTCATGTCGTAATACCCAAACGGGCCAACAGAACATAGGTCTTCGCCAACACGGATGGCTGCGTTGCGCCACGCCACCGGCTTTTGCTCCGGCTTGGGCTGTGGTGGGGCGGTGTAGAGGGGTTCAGCATTTTTAATTTTTTCTCTCCAATTGCTGCCGCTACCGTTGTCAATGTATAGCCATCCATATCCATCAAAGTCATAGCGCATAGCCACCGGCTCCTGCTCCGGCTGTGCCAAGGCTTCGTGAATGGCGGTGATGGCTTGTCGTTGCACTTCGTATGCTGTTGGGGTTGTTTTCACATCAACGACCACAGTTTCCAACGCCTCAAGCGCCAGCTTCAATGCTTCGTCTTTACTCACCGTTCTTCTCCCGCAGCTTGGCTTCGATGGCTTTGGCAAAATCGTCTACATAGATTTCGACCTCCTCATACCCATCGCCCTCGTCATATGATGTGTAGCTTACATAGAGTTCACCGCTCTCATCAGAGCCGTATCTAATGTTTTTGTATTCCTCCTCCGTCAGCCCAACCCATTCGCGCTGCGGTGGTGCGAGGTAAAGAGGCGTGAGACGGTTTCCTAGCGGCGCGTCCGGCTTTTTTGACCCAACATGCCAGCGCGACGAATAAGAATTGCTCCAAGAGTTGGCAAACAAGTTACGCAGCGGCCAATTCTTTGTGCTTGGTTCTGACTCTAACCACGCCACAGGCTCTTGCTCCGGTTGTGCCAAGGCCATGCCGCCAACGACTCCAATCAGCCGGTGTATCTCAGCCACAAGCGCCGCCGTTGTTTCAACATCCACCGGCACAATTGCGTATGGAAATAGCCATTCTTCTTTCATGTGTTCTTCTCCTTTAATTTTGCTTCGATGGCATCAATGAAAGAAGGTACACCTTCAATCCAAGCTTCTACCTGATTTCGTCCTGCATAAAGATGCAGACCTTCAAAATGGTCACGCTCTTCCTCCGTCAGCCCAACCCATGTGCGTTGTGGTGCTTGTAAATGTTTTGGTTCTTTGCAAGACAAATCACAAAAATGCGAACGACATTTGTAACAAGGTTTATCCCACTTAATCATGTGTTCTTCTCCCGCAGTTTGGCTTGAATTGTTTTTACAAGCAAAACCAATCGTTCAGGGTTTTGCGAATACCAGCCATGACAAAAATACTTTGCTTCTGACTTTATTTCCGCATCCGTCAGCCCAACCCATTCGCGCTGTGGTGGTGTGGTGTAGAGAGTGCGAACTTCATACGGCCCGTGTCCATCGTGATGATCAGGAATACCGTCATACCAGTCTGCACAATGAAGGCTGCGGAATTGATGAATCGCCACCGGCTCTTGCTCCGGCTGTTCTTTCTTCTCGTTTGGCACCCATTGCATAATTTGCCTCTTTCTCCACCCGTAGGCGGTCATAGCGTGGTGCCGCGCTTCGGGCACGGCCACAGTCGTTTGAACAAGTCCATGATGATTGCATCTGCGCTCAGGTGCCGGATGGACGGCGTGGACTCTAGATACGCCTGCACCATGTCACGCACTTGACCAATCGTCACCGTATTGCTGGGCGAACAAAAGATCACGCCATCACCCATGTCAATCGCACCCGCCACGTAACCCATCGCCACACCACGCTCCTGATAATTGTCACTCTGCAACAGCTGCAACAATTTATTTCCGGTGTAGAACGAGCCCGCAGCGTGGACCGAGGAACAGGACAGCAGGAGCACAACCGCAAGGGCCTTCACAGCACTGTCCCGGTCATCGGATCGCGGAACAGCTCCTGCTCCCACTTACCTTCCTCGCCGCGCCGACCGTCAATCGGCCAGTAATGGTCGCAATCCTCAGGGCCGAACTGCTGCCGGACTTGATACGGCCGGTTCGGTGTAGCCGTGTGGCGGTAGCAGGTGTCGCGCTTATGGCATCCAGCACCGGGGCACATTGTGATGTCAGGCATTGTGCAATCCTCCGTGCATCGTCCACTCTTTTGCTTTTTCAGTCATAAACAAACCTTCTGCGCGAGTCATTTTTGATGACCGAATAATCAGCACACCGTCTGCGTCATACCCGATCACCATGACATCCGACAGATTGTCTGCTCGACAGAATTCAAGCATCGACAGCAACGCTTGCTCTGGCGTGAAATTTACAGATGCGGGTAAAGCAATGATGTTTTCGTTATTCATGCTTTCTTCTCCTTCGCACGGTCAAGCATTGCTCTCAGTTTTCCTTCTATGTCATCCGAATGCACCGGATATACATATGCCCTCTGATCAATCGTCAAGTCGTTAGTCCACCGCAACATGCGACCTAGCATTGGGCTGCTTGCTGTAATTTGTTTCGGCGCTTCGTTCGGTGGGCATATCGTAAATGTGTAGGGCAACTTAGCCATTGTTCTTCTCCCTCGCTTCCATCTCTCTGATATCCATCGCAGCATCAGCCACGCCGTGCCAATCACGCTGCTTCACCTTGAGCATAAGGTACGCAATCATCACCTCATTTTCTGATACTTGACTCATGTCTTCTCCGCCCCCGCCTCCAGCACCAGAAGATTCTGTGTAAATTTTATAGATCATGCCCATGCCTCCCTCGCTTTCATCATCGCGTCTGCTATCCAATAGCTAATTGCTCCAATATCCATGCCAACGATTTCAACACTGTGAGTGTTCGGTCGCAGGTTTAGGTTAATAATCATCGATTGCATAGCTTTGGCTGCAAAATAGTCACGCAGCGTCATGCCTTCTTGTGCGTACTGTTTTTCCCCACTGTGCGGTCTTGGGAATGCCGGTATGTCGTTCATGCCAGCCACCTACCAATCAACAACAGCACACCAATCACCGTGATACCAAAACCCATCATCATCACCGCTGCACACACATCCTCTAACCACAAGCGCTTGTCGTTGATGGGGTCCGCAAACATCACGAACACGATGAACGCAGCGAGGATCATGAACAGCCCACCAAAAAACACCATCGACGGAATCATGTTATTTCTCCTTTTTTGACAACTTATCTGCCGCTGTTGACAACTTATCCGACACGGTTGACAACTTATCGTCCAGCCTCGGCTTGGTTGTCATGTAGTACTCGCGCCAGTGCTTTCTTGACGCGCCCCTGTGGCAATCCCTGCACCAACTGTTCAGCGTCCCGTACCGGTTCGTCCAAAAGTTCTCCGGGCCCTTTAGCACCTTGCAGTGCGAACACCGCGCCGGTTGCCCGGGCAGCCGCTTTGCCCGCTTCGTTAACGGCTTTTCCCTGCTCTCGCTGCTCATCGTCTTGCTTCTCCAATTTGCGTACGTACAATGTATTGATCCGCCACAGCATGTTCTTCGCCCGGTTGTTACCGTCGAACTGCAACACCATCCCATGCCGCCTGATCAACCCCTCCTTCACCATCTTTTGCAACTGCGCTCCCACCGTCTGCACCTTGATCCCCAATACCCCAGCAATGTTGTGCGTGGTGATCTCCTTGTTCAGATGGCGCACCTGCCGCATCGCTTCAATCACGCGCCGCGCAGCCTCCCTCACAGTATTCTCCCCAGCGTGATGTCAAACAACTTGGCCACCATCGGGTCCTGCGACTCCGTGGTCCTCGCCCTGCGCAACCCCTCGTACAAGTCCACCAGCAACGGTTCGAGCTCCGGGGACAACATCTCCAGCAACCAGCTGCGCACGTTCGGAGCAGACTCCTCGGAATGCGCTCGGTCCACCAACTCCTGCAGCAACGCCTCCGTCTCAAAATCCGACAGGTCCACCTGCACTTCCACCATCTTGTATGTAGTCATTTCACAATCTTCCAGTCTGATTTCGGATTACGCACGTTCCCACTCAACCGGGGCGGGGAAATGTAGCTCGCGTTCTTCTTGGGCGGCACCGCAATCGTCGACTTGTCCACCAACCCATGCTTGACCAACAACAGCACCGCCCGCTCCCACTGGCCATCCCACAACGCCGAACTGGCCAACCGATTGCGCGTACCCACTATCACCTGCAACCGCACCTGCGCAGGCAAAAAATGACGCTGGTCATACGCATAACTGATCAGCTCCGGAATGTCCCCCACGCGCTTGTCCTCCCGCCAACCACGGACCACGGCCCGCGCCAATGTGATATCCATCTCGCTCCCCTACGCCAGCGACAACATGACAATGGCAAACACCCCCAATACCAGCGCCGCCACACCCACACCCGCCGCAAAAGCCAGCACCCGCGCCATCTGAGATACCGTCATGATTGCTTGCCCTTTCCTACCCTCGGCCCCGGAAAAAACGACCAAAACACACGCTTCGCATTCACCTGAAACCCCGCCCGCGCCCACACCACCGTGATGTTGGTATCCGCCGCCGCAGTCCTGTGAAAATCACTGTGCAACGCATGGATTCCGCGCTCCATCAAGTACGCCGTCGCACGCGCACGTCGCTCGTCATACCGACCACGATGCATCGGCTCATGCGCCAAGAGACACGGCTCGCGGACCCCGGCCAGCTCACACAAAGATCGATACGCCTCGTCATACAAACGGCGGACCGAAAACGTCATCATCTGCAGCATTTTGTTTCTCCCAAAAGTTGTGAAAGTTGCAAGTCTAGTGGCGATCTGCCCACTTGGCGTACTCAATGTCTCGCTCCCTGTCTTGGTAAGCGTCCCACCAAACGGACACAAGATGCTCGTGTTCCTGTGCAGTGAGCTTCAAGAATGTCGCAGGGTATTTGCGCAGCGTGCTCACCTCGATGACCACAGAAGCTCCAGAGATGTCATCAGAAACTCCACGAGAGTACAGAGTGCCATGAACAATGAGCGGGAATCCGCCACGGATTGTGGCAGTGATTTCGTACTCGTCGAGTACAAATGGGTCACGCATGTGTGCCACCTTGTGTTGGTCAGGGGTTTGTTTCGAGTTCGATGATGATAGCATGGTGTTATCCTTTCTGTTTAATTAAAGTACCAAAGATTGCAGCTAGGTCCAAGTTTGTCGCATCAAGTGTCGCGGACCGAGGACGACAATGTGTGCAGGATAGCACCAAGTATTTTCAGTTGTCAACGGGTGATTTTGCAGATTTGTCCGTGGACCGGGGCAAAAAGGGCGATTTTGGGGGTTCCTATAGAACTTTTGGAGGTAAGAGTGATTTTTTTTTCATTTTTTTTGAAAAATGGCGTAATTGGTGTGAGGGGTGTAAGAAGGTAATGAAATCAAGGGTTTAGGGTACATACGGTAACTTACAGTGAAGGAGGTCAGGTGAAATTTACTGGGGAGCTCCGCGAGCAAAGATTTTTGGTTTTTTTTTTCACTCTTACCCCCCCCCCCTATAGGGAACCAAGACCTCTTCGTCGGCCCGGTTCGGACTTGACATAGATGGACTGCCTCCGTGCAGTTGCGTACACTTCTGTCGTTGTGATCTACACGGAGACCCAAGTGTTACAAATCCAATCAGATGTGCCCGTTCCGCATTCAAGAACGAAATATCCGTTTGCAGATATGCTGCCGGGTGATTCAATCTTTTTCAGTGATTACAAAAAGGCCAACGCAGCGCGGGTGTCGACGCGCCGATTCATGCGCATGACGCAGCCCACATGGAAGTTCCTGTTGCGCAGGGTGCGCGAGGAAAACGGCTGGCGGCTGTGGAGGGTGGTGTGACCAAGAAGGCGATATGGAACACGCCCCCTGTCATCCCTGACAAGGTGCGGCGGCGCACTGCAACCAAGGTGGGCCCGCTGGCAGGCCTGAAGACGCTGAATGCGCGCGAGTGGAAGTTCGTGCAGGAGTACGTTTCGAACGACGGGAACATGACGCTGAAGGAAGCCGCAATCCGCGCAGGGTACAAGGCGCACAGCGCTTCGGTGACGGCGTGGAAGCTGACCAATCCGGATATCTGCCCTCATGTGGTCGCGGCGATACAGGCCTATCGGGCGGAACTGGCGTCGAAGTACAACACGACCTACGAGCGGCACATGAAGGACCTGCAGACCATCCGCGATGCTGCCCTGCAGGCTGGGGCTTACTCGGCTGCGGTGCAGGCTGAATACCGTCGCGGGCAGGCGCTGGGGACGATCTACGTCGAACGCAAAGAAATACGCCACGGCACAATCGATCAAATGTCGAAGGAAGAGGTCCAAAAGAAGCTGGACGAGCTGAAAAAGCTCTACGGCGGGCCGCCGGGCCGCCTGATTGAGGCCACGCCCGACGAGATAGCCTCCAGCAACGCCAAGGAGGCCGATCCAAGCTTCGATCCCGGTGTGGAGGACCCTCCACCCGACATTTTCGAGAAAATCGATCCTAGCCCCCTTTCTGATGAAACCTGAGGCCGCTTTTTCGGCCCGGGTCCGCAAAGGGCTGGCTGGGCTGGACATTGACCGCATCGAGAACAGGGTCAATCTTGGCATTTCCGACATGCTGGTGGGGGCTGGCCTCCGGTTTGCGATGATGGAGCTGAAGGTGGTCCAAGGGTATGCCGTGGGCCTGCGGCCGCATCAGATTGCATTCCTGACCCGGCATGCCCTTGCTGGCCGCCCCTGCTTTGTGCTGATCCTGTGGAAGGCGTCGCGCTCCCGGCCCGACATGGTGTGCTTGTATCGCGGCCTCGATGCTGTTGCCTTGGCCGAGCATGGCATGCGAATCGCTCCGCTGGCCGCGTGGCCGTCCCATGGCATGCCGTGGGGGGAGCTCGAGCAAAAAATAATTTCCGAAAGTGCTTGACGGCTATAAACAGTTGTGTTCTAATAGCGGTGTTGTCACATGACAACGCCAACCAAGAAAGGATAAAACGATGGCACGCATGCTGGTTTTTATTGATGCGGGATCAATTGAAGTGCTGGACGAAGTGCTCGGCAACGCCGTGGATTGCGCCGTGGTGGAGGAGTACGCGGTGCTCACCCTTGACGGTGTCCCTCGACGGTATCTCGACGGCGAGACGTCCGACCCGGACTGGTACAACACCATGGCCCAGCGCTGCGCGGGGGTGACAGCATGAGGCGCATTCTCCGCGATGCTTTCCGCAGTGACGAGCTTTATATGCATCTGACCGACGTTATCGCCGTCGACGATAAATGCCCGGTGGAAGAGCTTGCCGACGAGCTAATTATTCACGAGGCCGCCCACGTGCTGGCCAAGTATACCGACGCCGCGCAGGGCTTTTTCCACTATGCCGAATTGCAGGGCGAGGAAGGGCCGGAGCTGCAACGCGAGGCGCGCGCGAACGTGAAGGCGCTGCGCGCTTTTTTGGCCAAGTATCGGGACAAGCCAAAGGCCGCCGCAGTGCCGATATCAGAAGAGCTTGCACCATTTTAAAATCCTGCTAGAATTACTTCTGCAGTACTAACCCAGAAAGGATAAATCATGATTAAGACCGTCGCAGTCAGTGGCAACTCTAAGACAGGCCCGATCGCTGTAACGTACCGCAGCGGCCAGCACGAGACATATGCAACATGCCCGACCAGCTGCGCATTGCATCCGCGCAGTGAATCCGGCGCTGTTGCCGTGGACGTGGAATACATGCAGGCCGTTTCCGACGCCGTACCGCGTAATGGTAAGGCGTGGACGTATTCGCATTTTCCGGCGGAAGCTTTGCCGATGCCGCGCGAAGGTAAAACAGTGTTTAATGCATCGTGCGATAGCATGGCCGATGCAGTGCGCACGGTAGAGCTCGGCCGTCCGGCGGTATACGCTGCGCCCTTGGGCTCGCAGTGGCCGCAACGTATGCATGGCGTGCTGTTCGCACAATGTCCGGCAGAATTGGCCGAGAATTTCACTTGCCAGCAATGCGGCAATGGCTCGCCGTTGTGCGCGCGTGGCGATCGCTCGCTGGTGGTGGTGTTTGTCGCGCACGGTAGCGGAAAAAAACGCGTGGGCACTGGTAAGGGCGGATGCTATGCCGCCGGAGGGCCTACCGCTATTCAGTGGCACGGCCTGAAAAAGACTGGCCGCGCCGATGATGCCGCCGCCGTGCGAAGCTTTGCCCGCTCGCTGCCGCCGGGCTCGCTGTTGCGTCACCATGTGGCCGGGGATATCGGGAGCGATAACGCATGATTGCTGTTATCTTGGTGCTGGTGGTGCTGTGGTGGTTCATTGACCAGTGCGATAAATAAAGCTTGCACGGTTCAAAAAAGGGTGGTAAACTGTTTTAAGTCGCTGCAATTGCAGCGGCACAATTAAACCGAAAGGATAGCAAAATGGCACATATGATCGACGAGACAACCGGCCGCGCAGCAATGGCCTACACTGGCACAACCCCGTGGCATGGCCTCGGGCAGGCACTGACGCCGGATGCAACTATTGAGCAATGGACGGAACAGGCCGGACTAAATTACCGCGTGCTTGAATCCGTCGTTGAATACACCACGCCGAGCGTTACCGGCATGCAGGCATGGCCGGAGCGCAAAGTATTGCACCGCTCGGACACGGGCGCGCCGCTGGCCGTAGTGTCTAACGGCTACAACGTGGTGCAGCCGTCCGAAGTTATGAGCTTTTTCCGCACGCTGGTTGATCTTGGCGGATTCAAGCTTGAGACAGCGGGCGCGCTGTCGCATGGCCGCCGGGTTTGGGCACTGGCCAGCGTAGGCGAAGGCGCGCCGGTAGTCGACGGGGATATAGTTAAGCCTTATCTGCTGCTCGGCACAAGTTACGACGGCACAATGGCAACCATTGCGAAATTCACCGCGATCCGTGTCGTATGCAATAACACCATCACGGCCGCCGTGGGCGGATACAGCAACGGCCGCCCGGTATCAGGCGAGGCCGAAACAGATAAGGGTTATTTAAAATCAGCCGTCCGCGTGCTGCACAGCGAGCGCTTCGACGCGGAAGCCGTGCGGCGGAAGCCGTGCGGCTGCAGCTGGGCGTGGTGGCGAATCAATTCGAGAGCTTTATGGTTCAGTCGCGGCAGCTGGCCGGGCACAGCATGACGCGCGAAGAGTGCGATTCATTCGTGGCCGAATTATTGAAGCCGTACCATACGAGCGCGAAGCCGATTGATGAAACGAAAGGCTATAAACGCATTCTCGAATTGTTTGACGGTGCAGCAATCGGCGCGGATATTAAAGGCGTCGCTGGTACACGCTGGGCAGCACTGAATGCAGTCACGCAATTAGTCGACCACGAGCGCGGCCGCAGTGATAACACGCGCTTAGAATCCGCGTGGTTCGGCACTGGTAACGCGCTGAAACAGCGCGCACTGGAGCTGTTGAGCGCTTGAGCACTTAGCAACCAGCTGTGGCCGCCGGTGGATATAGGGGGAAACTATTGAAA